AATCATTATGTGTCATTTTTGAAAGTGACATTGTGTAACAAACAACACATATTTGAAATAACACTTGCAATACAATATCCGAATTCTGAAAATAATTTGTTAAAAAGTAAGTAAGCGTAAATCCATTATTCAAATCAAACAGTTTAGTTAAAAGAAGAGAATACTGCATGGTTTGTATCAAATCTTGATTCTGATTATATTCATTTTCGTTCGGATTCACTTGATTTATGGTTAGTTTTTTATTCATGTTTATAATACTATTATTTATATTTCTCTGAAGCACGTAATTAACTACATCATCTTCCATTTTTGTTTTCTTGTAAGAATCAACAACGTTATTTTTCAATATGTCTAAAATATTTTCATAACTACACGTAGACGATGTTGAAATTAACGGCAAGAAATGCTTACAGACTTTCAAATTTTTCAATGGTCCTATGATTTCCTTGTATATTCGCATTTCATATGATAAACTTTTAGAGGACAGATAAAAATTCGTCCTTGTGTCTTCCACATTGAATTTGATTTTATTTAAATCAAACGAACTACTATCAGTATTTATAAACAACTTGCAAAAAACCTTCTGGTTATTATTCTTATTCAAATCCAGCATCCACGTTTCTGACGCTGTTGAACCACCAATTATACCGTTAACATTAATGACCGATTTACTGATGTCATTGCATGTGTTAATACTCAAAATCTCTTTCTTCTTCTCAGCGACATTCTTCTGCTTTTGTTTTTGGAGAAGAGGTTGTTTTCTCTTTTTGGATTTTTTGAAAAAATTACAACGATTCAGAGTTATTAACTGAGATTTGGAATTTGTTTTTATGAAATAAAGAAGACGAGTTACATCATCTGCTTTTATAAAAGGTGATACATTATTTTCAGACAAATAACCTTTCAGTAATAATTTTATGCGGTCATATTCAAAATTAGTGTTATCCATTCCTCCATCATCATATTCCTCATCACCTTCTTCATCATCATTGTATGTATTCATTTCAAACATCTTTTGATATTCGTCATTGTCATCATTATCTTTCCTATCTTCTATTTGATACGCTTTTTCAATACCCCCAAACATCTTTTGAAACTTATCATTGCTTTCATCTTTTTTATTTTCTTGACGATACAATTTTTCATATTCCATCATTTCCATCTTCTTTGTTTCCTCCTCTAAACTTCCAAATTCTCTTTCAAGATCTTCGTCTACAGCATTAAGATTATCAAACGAAATCATTTCGTCTTCAGAAGAAGGATTTCGTGCTCTTTGTTTTTTCGGTAGTCCCCTATTCATGTTAAGATTTAGAATTATACCATACACATTATCTATATCATATTGAGTAATTACTTTCTTTTTGTCATAAGCAATTATCACTTCATCCAGAATTTTATTTCTAATATTTAACAATCCACTTTTCTTGAATTTTATATCATATCCCTTTTTAATACTCTTGAGCAAATATTCAAATTTATTCACAAGTCCTCTTTCAGCCGCATCAATAAGTAACTTTTCGTTACCTTTTGGTTCTTTGTTGAATTTTATAGAGGATGGTATTCTTGCAGTCAGAGATTCTACAACTTCGGGATTTGGAGGCACAATTTCTTCGTCTTTAACCTCGTCATCCTCATAATTTTTGAGATTTACGCTATTCAATTTATTAATAAAATCTTTTATCGTCTTAACATCCTGTCTGTAAATCTGAAGAATTGTAAGCTCATCATCGTATATGTCAAATATATCTCGTTTAATCTCACTTTCGCCATCGTCGAAAATATAGCGAAAATCTAAATATTCTTTTGATATATTGTTAATCTCCTCAAACAGATAAATTATAGTATGTATGATAGAATTTTCAAACACATTGTCAACAATCATATATTCATTCACGAGATTAGCTGACAAATCCAATTGAATATTCGCTATAATATTTTTCATTTCAAATAGCTTGTTTTCATCCTCCTTTATGGTTTTCCAAAGTCGTTTCAAATCATTTACTATGAATTTCCATACTTGATTTTTCACGTCATCGCCACATTTCAAATTTTTCAATTCATCATTAATCTGTGAAGAGTAATTCTCATTTATAAAAAGAAGTTCATCGTCATCTTCATTTAATTCGTTTCCCTTAAGATACATCTTTTCGTATATACTTTTTACAAAATCAACACTAACATCAAAATCACTATTGTATTTATTTTTGATAAGATAGTACATATTTGAAATTAAATTACATATGTTCTTTATGAATATCTGAACAAATTTTGAAATGAACACATCGTCATTGATTAATGTTTGCAAAGACATGTCATTATAAGCATTTCTAATTATATCAGCATTCAAAGAATTATCCATGTGATAATTCAAATACTCGCTAGTTACGATTGACACTAATTCAATTTCATCCAGTTGAATTATATTTAGTTTCCTTTCTTTAGCTAAATACAGAATGTGATGAAAATCTATATTGGCTCTTTCCATCGTCACATTACTGTTTAGATCCATGGAAACAAACTTGAACTTTTTGTTCAGCGCAATATTACACAAATATTTAATCTTTTCAATACGGATTTCTTGATTGAACATTTCATTGCCAGCGATTTGTTTTTGTAAATACTGATCCACGTTAATAAATTCCTCGCCATCTATTCTTATATTTTCGGTCGCAAAAATAGAAAGGTAAGAATCGTTATCAGTAAATAAAAAATCTTCGTCATCCATTGTTTTGTCAACCATCCTTAATTGGAGTCTAATTTCATCATCTTCCTTGAAAAAAAGATTGATGTTGAAATTTTCAAAGGTTTGGATTTCTTGCTCAGAAGGTAGATACAAATTTATTTCATTGATTGCATCTTGGATTTGTTGCGACAGAAACGACGGAAACTTATTGGAATTATATATATTGAATAATATCTCCTCTAGATATTTCATATTGATATACTTCAATTCATTTTTGATATCGTTTCTACTTAACGATTTCTGCTGCTCAAAATTACTCAGATATTTTTCAAACACAATTTTACTCACATCCTCCTGATATTTACCGATGCACTTTTTTATATTATTACTCAAAGAATAGTGTATCAATATCTTTGGATTTTGTTGACTTATAATTAGAACTTGTTTTAACAATTCGTCTTCATTGATTTTATTTTTATACGTATCAAAGTTAATATTATTTCGGGCCTCTTCCATACCACCTTCATATTCCCTAGCGATAAATTCATTAATCATATTCATGTCGCCTTCTGGTAGAAATTTCAAAAAGTCAATAGTCGTTTTCAATTTATTAACAACAATATCTCCTATCATAAAATATTTGATATACTGCTCAAACATTCTAGTGTCAATGAAATGTTCTTGAAATTTAGCCCTGATCTCTTCAAACACTTGTCCCAATATATTTTTACTCTCAATAAACACGTTTTTCTTCAGTTCAGGTATTAATTTCTTAGACGTTCCAAAAAATAGATTCTGCTCATTTATATAAAACATTCGCGAATTACCCGTGTTCAACAAATATTCCTTCATATGAGGTTCCTGAAAACGTTTCTCTAATGCCATCTTTAACAAATCCTTTATATAATTGTCTTTGATAATCGTCTCAAATTCTGAATATTTAGACGGTATCTGGTCGTAGTTTAATGATTTTATAATCCGACGGAAATATTCATTTTCTTTTGGTATTAGGTTTGTATATATGTATTGAGTTATATTACGCCATTCTTCATCGTCAATTGTCATTTTGTATTCAAAATTATTACTCAATAATCCAAATGGTAGTTCTTCAGGATTGTATATTCTTATTGACATTATTATTTTTAATTACATACAATTTTTTTTTAAATTTATTGAAAATTAACTATTTAAAATAATAAAATTTTTTTAAATAAAATACAGTATGAGCGGACTTTTATTTTTAGCAATTGAAGATTTCGTTTTATCAAAAGGAACAAAAGGTAACATACTATGCACTTCCATTCCTGGTTTTTCATTGATTCTATATTACTCAACACAATGTCCTCATTGTCAAACTTTGATTCCCATTTTCAAAAAATTACCGGGATCTATTAACGGATGCCAATTCGGCATCATCAACATCAGCACTCAAGCCAACAAAGAATGCATAAGTCTCTCTAGGGATACTATCGCGCCCATCACTTATGTACCTTATATCGTACTTTATATCAACGGTAGGCCTTTTATGAAGTATCAGGGTCCATACGATATAAATGAAATAAAACGATTCGTGGTAGAGGTTGCCGAAAAAATTCAGTCTAAGCAGAAATTCTCGTCTGAAAATAATAGTAACATCAAGGAAGATCCTCGTGGTCACATCCCTGCTTTTTCCATCGGACTTCCGAAATGTGACGAGGATATTTGCTATCTTGAATTCCAAGAAGCTTACCACAAGAATTGAAATTCTGTGATATTTTAACCACTAGTCTGAGTTTGATGTAAATTTTACATCACGTTTTTTCTTAACCTGCATTATAGGTTAAGAAAAACAAAATTTGAAGGGTCTAAAATTGAAAAACGACATATATTCGGAAAAAGAAATATATGTCCAGTGACATTTTTAGATGGTTCAGATGTTTTGATTTGAAAAACTAAACGCGTAGATTTTTAATTTGTCGTTTAGATTTAAAGACATGAGATTTTTAATAAAAAACATGGAAGACGAAAAAATTGAATTTATCATTGAGGATGACGAAGAATGTGACGAAATGAGTGAAGAGAGCAAAGATGAATTAGAACTTCCCTTAAAGAAAGGTGAAAATGAATTAACAACTTATTCTTACATAAGCAGAGGTACATATATATTTTTTGAATATTTTGTGGGTTATGAAATAACTGCTCTATTGGGTTATAAAGATACAAATAAAACTATTCGCAAAAATGTATCAAAATCAAATCAATTGATATTTAGAGATTACCCTGGGGAGAAAGTACCCCTAATAGACCCACGAACAATTTTAATAACAAGAGAAGGTGCAATAGAAATCCTTATAAAGACGCGTAAGCGTATATCTCCGGATGTTTTACATATCCTCAAAACGTTCCATATTCAAACGACGAATCGTAAGTGTCTTACAAGGGAGCAGCAATCATTATCTGCTATAACTGATGTATTCAAGACTGAAAATTTTGAGGATCAATATAAAGTCGGAAAGTACTATCTTGATCTCTATTTCAAAGATTACAAGATCGTTATTGAATGTGATGAGGAAGGTCATGCTGATAGAAAACCATACAAAGAAAGAGAGAGAATGGATTATGTAAACAAAACCCTGGAGATAACAGATTTTAACTGGATCCGTTACAATCCCGATGAGAATGGTTTTGATGTTTTGAGGGTAATCGGGCAGATATATAGAAAGATTGATGAAATAAAGGATAAAAGAAAGGAAGAAGAATACCGTAAATTATTATTAGAAGAGAACTCTAAGAGACCATTAAAAAAATCTGAAAAGCGTGTTATGATTCCAAACATCGTCAATGAAATTTCAACATGTGCTGTTTGCAACTTAAATTTCAAGTCGGAAAACAATTTAAAAATCCACATGAAAAAAGTTCATAATATAGGGGATAAAATTAATGAGAAATGTATAAGTGTGATGATAAATAATAAAAATTATGATATCAATATCGACAGTGATAACATGATAAATGCTTCATTATTGTGTAAAGAGACAGGTAAAATTTTTCACGAGTACAGACCCCTGCGACAAGTCAGATATGAAATAGCTCGTATATCTAAAAAATTTAAAATACCTGAAAGCATCCTAATGATTTCAGTTAGAAATATAGCATGGATACATATACATCTACTCCCCCATTTTTCTAATTGGCTATCCGAGTATATCGGCGAACAAATTAAAGAGGTCTTTGACACTCTAAAAATTATTGAAACTTTGCCGGCATATGTTCCTGATAAAGTTTTTAATTTAACATTAGTAAATGGACAGAACCTTGAAATTACTTTAAAAAATAATAATTATATAAATATCAATAATATATGCAAATCATCCGGTAAAAATCTGTGTAATTGGAAAAAGCTAAATTTAGACTTGTTAAAAAAATATAAAGATCCTATATTAGAATATAGTACTGGTTTATTTGCTCATCCAAATTTAGCCATAATGATCTTCAAATGGTGTGATAAAAAATACACAGAACCATTTCTAGAAATCCTGAAAGATAATCCATTGTTCAATTTAGATGTGTATAACGGGAAACAAAGTGTTGAAGAAGACGAATACGTAAATGAACACGAATTTATCCTAGAAACATCAGATACCGAACCTAATGATATCAATATTGAAAATGAAGACGAACTTCGTCTAGATATTGAACCGTGTGATGTCATTATTGAAGATGAAGATGATTCCGGTAGTGTTAAAACAAAAGAAGATTTAGATCCATGTAAAACATGCAAAAAGTGGAAAACATGTGAAGAGTGCAAAACATGTAAAATATGTAAGAAAAAATTTGCGACAAAGCCGAAGGTGAAAAGACATTTCGAATCCGTTCATCAAAAATTAAAGTATAAATGTGACTTGTGTCAAACAGAACTTAGTTCTAAAGAATCGCTAAAAACTCATATAAATACAGTGCATGAGAAAAAGCACGTTGTAAAATGTGATATATGTGACCGTGAGTATGTAAACAATTCAAGTCTGCAATTGCATATCAAAAGCGTCCACGAAAAAAATAAAAAATGAACTCATATGCAGAAAGGCATTTATAAACAAATATCATATGTTTATAAATGACAGAGGAGGAAGAAGAATACACATTAAACGACGTTGTAAGAAATATTGGGCTCATTCAGGACATGAAATTATTATTTTTACAAGGTATTACTAAAAAGGGTAAGGATATATCTATTCATCACATCGTAGATGAAAAAGCGCTAGTGAAAATTCTTGAAAGATATAGAGATCACTACGATGAAGTCATGAAATATAACAATGTCATCACAATATTTAATTTAAACAAGCTATCGTTTTTACGAGTTGGTCTTGAAAAGGAAGTACTAAAGTTTATGGAGCCTTATATGGACGAATGACGAACTTTCATAGAATATTTATAATCCAGATTACATGTTGTAAAAGGTAGAAAAAATTGAAATTAGATTCTGAATTCTGTTATGAATTCAGAAACTCAGTATTATATGTCTTTAATCAAGATCGCCTCTAACGATTTCTTTTCAAAGCTTAAAAATGCCAAAAAAGCATTAGTTTACGAGTATTACGACGGTTTGCATATAGCACTTGACTCTGCGAATTATGAGTATTTAATTGAAACAAAAGATCACGCCCCTATTCAATATGAAATTTTTGAAATGATCAAGGATCTAGAGGGTTTGAAGGAGTTCGGATACACAAGTAGATTTCCGTATGAGCTTTATTATGATTCTCTAATGGTGAATGAAAATTTGAAGACGTTGCATCTCTCTCACATGGAAAAAATATCCGACGCAAAACAGCTCGGGAGCGTTGAGAACTTATATCTCGCGAGATTTAATGTTATGTGGTTGAATTTACTACCAAAAACATTGAAAAAGATAGAGGTTTCAAGTCTGGAGGTTGAAAGTGAGGAAGAGAATAGAGTTGTTATTAAGTATTTTGATGATAATAAGATAGACTACTATTTTGATGATTATGGTGGTTATTGGATGCCTATGAAGAAATAAATATAAATATAAATATAAATATAAATTGATTTAATTTTTTTATTATAAAAAAAAATCTATACACACACATTTTTTTTGTGTGTGTGTGAAAATTTTATTTTTCAAAAAAAGTTTTTAATGTGTTCAATTCAAGTACGATTTCCATGCTCGGAAAATCTTTAAAATTTTATTTCAAAAATTATAATAAAAAATAAAGACTTTTATATTTTTTTAAATTTTCATCTAAATAAACAAAATTTAAGCATGTTTTCGTGCTTGTTAATTAAATGTAAAATGTCTAATTTAATAAAATTCAATAAATCAAATTTAAAGAGAGTTTTATGTTTAAATAAAATAAAATGAATTGTAAATATTGCAAAACGATATTTAAGTCAACATCAGCCTTGAATAATCACTTAAATAAAGCCAAATACTGTCTTTTGATCCAGGAAAAAATAAAATCAAAAAAAAAACAGGATGTATTGCATAAATGCGACGACTGTGATAAGGTATTGTCGACAAAACAAAGTTTATCAAAGCATAAAAATACTTGTTCTAAAAGAAAAGACAAAGAAAGTAAGAATAATGAGTTGGCTGAATTGAAAAACACCATAATAGAAAAAGATAAAACTATTACAAAAATAAACACGCAACTTGAAAATTACAAAGAACAACTTGAAAAGCAGGACGACAGGATTAAAGATCTACAAGATAAGCTAGACAAGATTGCAAATAAAGCAATTGATCGTCCAACTAATTCTTTTACAAATACAAATACAACGAACAATAATTTAAATATAATGACGCCTATTGATTTTGACGATTTGGAAACAATTAAAGACTTGATTGACAATAATTTGAGTGCCAATCATGTCGTTGAAGGTCAGAAAGGATTAGCGCAATTTCTAATTGACACATTTCTAAAAGACCCTGATGGAAATCTGAAATACAAATGCACGGATGTAAGTAGATTCATTTATAAATTTGTAAATATTAATGGTGAAACGATCAAAGATGTGGATGCAAAGAAACTCATATCGTATATCGTAAGCGGAGGAATAAAAGGAAAAAGTGTGGAAATTGCTGATAGATGGTATAGAGATGAAGATGGTGAAATAGACTTAATGAAGTATGAAATCATGAATGAACCCCAAAAAAATATTTTGAAGATAGAAGACGATAGTAGTAGTTTCAGACGAGAATTGGCATCAATGACATCTAGCTAGCTGATATATAAATTAATTATCAATTTGCATTTTTGTAACCAACTAAGTTACAAAAATATCCAAGAACTGATTATGAAGCCCAGACCATTCCAAAATCATATATTTTGGGATTTCGCAATGTATTTTTTATAGTTTGAATATTTGTTGTGTAGTCCTCAGCTTTTGGAACAAATGTGTACTCATCTCTGTATTGAATATAAAATTTGTTGTATCCTAGTTCGTTTTTCAAGTAATCCAAGCATTTGAGCGTAACATCATCAAAGGTTTCAGATGCCCATTCAAAACATATAACAGTTTTCACTCTTTTAGTTAATGATCTTATACAATTATATTCACTTCCTTTAACGTCAATTTTTATTAGATCAGGAATTCCATATTTATCTATTAAAAAATCAATAGTCTTTGTTTTTACATAAACTGTTTTGTACTGAGTTGATTTATAAAATCTAGATTTTGTGTCTTCTATCCACTTTAAATTCGTCGTTGACAGCGTATTAATATCAAAGTCATAAAATGCAGTAGATGGCTCATTATTTATTAATATGAACCTATTTTCCACGCAGATGGCGTAGTTTAAACATTCTATTCCCGGAATATTCATGGTATTATTTAGCATTGAATTATAAGTACTTTTGGATGGCTCAATGCTTATTATGTTTGCATAATTATTAATATTACTTAATGTCCACATACCAGAATTCGAGCCGATATCAAAAGCTAGAAACTTTTTTCTTCTCAAATAAAATGCATCTCCCCAGCCATGTTGAGTCATGGCAATTTCAACTCGCTCAAAACCTTTTTTTCTCAAGAAGTCATCAATTTCAGGCAACAAAGCGCAGTTTTCATATAATTCTTTTTGATTCACTTCTGTAAAAATGTAATCAAAGTTTCTTAATATTTCATCTCCAACGCCTTTGAGTGCTAGAAGTTCAGCGCCTTGAATGTCCAAAGTTAGAAAGTTGTATTTGTTATAATCTATTTTGTATCTATCATAAATACTTTTAACTGTAAGAGTAGTCAATTCTATTTTCTTATTTACATGTACGTTAGGATGTTCATCCAAATGCGTTTTCATATTTAGAATTGATGAACTTTGAAAATTATTCGTCACGTTGAATAGAACCTTTTCATTGTCTTTATCGCTTACAACTGAGCTGATAACATTTATTTTATTATTAAACTTGCGTTTGATGATCTCGACTTTTTCAGGTAGTGCTTCTATCCACATCTGTTTATCATATGTAACACCTCTATTAACGTAATCATCATATTCTTCACATTCATGAGCACCAATGTGTAATACACCTTTCAAATTCAACCTATATTTTATACATAGATCATCTAGTCTAATTAACATTTTACTTATTAAAAATGTTAATGTTTAAATTCTAATTAGAAACGTCTTCTTACTTAGCAACTAATTAAATATTATATCACAAATTCAAAGTAATTTCAAAATGTTCTTTTTTACTTAATGAAAGCTGTGTATTCTGGTCAAAACCATTACAATCAAGACGACAATTGATCTCTTTTAAAATGCTTCGCAATTTCATAGTTCCGTTTTTGTATCGCAATGTGTTTTCCTGTAAATTACTCTTCAAAGTTTCAAGTAAGCAATACGTAAATGCTCCTTGTCCAGAGTTATTAATGAATGCATCAGCAGATGTTTCTCTATCTTGACACCCAGAAAATAAACAGACGTTTCCAACGACATCTCTACTTCGCTCAATAGAATAACTGAAAGTATCAGTCCATTCTTCTTTTTTATAAACTAAATTTTGAGGTATAGCACCTTTTTTATATCTAGAATTAGACTGATAGTTATATTTTAAATCCACCGCAGTTCCCGAATGACAACAATCTAGAAAACACCATAAAGTAACATCTTTCGGAACTTTTGAAATTATATTTTCAAACAGCCAATCATCTGTTATTTCACCAGCAGTTTCAAAATCTAGAGGGACTATAGTTTCATCCCGTCCATCTGACTCGTCTCTATTTCTATCTATAATATTAGAACCATGTCCCGAATAATGTAACACCAAAACATCACCAGGTAAATTATCAGATACGAGCCATCTAATGTTGTTTTCCATATTTGCTCTCGTTGGTTTATAAGATTCCTCTTCCTCGTCTGATAATAATTTGATATTTGAAGGCGGAAATTTGCAATTATCAGTCAAAAACGTTCTTACATTTTTAACGTCATTGATGCATCCATTCAATTCATATTGACTACCTACATAATTTATTCCAATTAACAGCGCTTTTTTAATCATTTATTTATACAAAGAAGATAAATATTTTTTGTAACCAAAAAAGGTTACAAAAATGAACTAATATATGTATGTAATTAAATTAAGCAGTAATCTCAGGCTTTACGAAATGATTCTTCAAGCAAGTTTGAACTCGGAAATAGGTTAGAGGAGCACCTTCCTTCTTCACATCATACTTGAGAAGCTTAGACAACTTTGCATCCGCCAAAATTTGTCGTCTATCAGTTGGATTCTGCAAAGAATTCTCCTTGATGTAGTTACAAAGGAACTTGGTCACATCTACACGAGATCTCAATTGCTCAGAATCCCATCCAGTAAACTTCGCCATCTCCTTGGAGATTTGAACAGGCTTTAGAAATCCAGAATTATTGTTAGAGGTGGTCTTGCGGACAGTAGTCTTCTTGTTCTTGATAATTCTACCAGAGTGATTCTTGAGAATCTTGAGCTTCTTATTCAACGTTCTCAAAAACTTAATACCCTTAGTCTTATTATCTCCCTCGCGAAGACTCTCAATCTCACTCTCAATGCTTCCGATAATATCCTCAAAAGATTGCATGATTGTCTCACGGGAAGGAGGAACTCTCTTCTTGGAAGAACCATCCTCATCCTCGTCATCCTCTACAACATGCTCATCCTCATCTACAACTGGAGCAGGAGCAGGAGCTGCCTCCTCCTTCTTGGAGGAGGTCTTCTTCACAGCATCTTCCTTTTGAGCAGGAGCAGCATTCTTTGAAATAATTTTCTTGTTTTCAACTTTGTTTGTGGTGTTTGTCATTTTTTATTATAATCGGTCTGTCTTTAAGCCATTTTTTAAATTTTTGTTTCTTTCGTTCAATAAAAATGAAAAAATTAAAAACATAACTAAATAATAAAGATGTCCGAAAAAAAATCTAGCAGAGCATTAGCGTTCATTAAAAAACTTGAAACTGAAATTTCTGAACTTATTATCAGAATTGATAATCTATCCGAGAATATACCCTCAAATGAACATCTAATTGAGATTAGAAATTTAAACGATCAATTGGAAAACCTCATTGCAAAGGATAAAAATATCAAAATGCTTCTTCTAGACATGCTGAAATGTGACAGCGAGCTTAAACTACTTACAGAATTTGATAAACTCAAAAAATCGTCGGATGATGAGTCCGAAGATGAAGAAGTTAAACAAATAACCGACAATCGAATCAACATTTTGAAATCACGAATAATCAAGTCTTCTTCAGAGATAAACAACATCGTTTCAAATTATTCAAAAGAAACTGAAGAGCCGCCAAGAAAAAAACAAAAAACCGACACCGGTAAAAAAATCAAGATGAAAAGCAAGTCACGCAAAAAAAAGTCCCATAAAAAAAAGAATGCGAAAAAAAGATCCAAATCTATTTTGTAAATTTATTTTTATTTATATAAAGAATAAATAAATAAAAATGTCAGAAGAAACTATTGTTTGTGTGTCGGGTTACTTCAATCCCTTGCATATTGGTCACATTGAATATTTTGAAAAAAGCAAACTTCTTGGAAATAAACTAGTCGTTATAGTAAACAACGACAAACAATCATTTTTGAAAAAGGGTTCTTCCTTTATGCCTGAAAACGAACGATTAAATATTATACGTAAATTACGTGTTGTTGACATGGCAGTTCTATCAATCGACGAGGATCGCACTGTTATTAAAACGTTAGATTGTATAAGACCTCATATTTTTGCAAACGGAGGCGATCAAACCAATGATACGATACCTGAGAAAGATATATGTGATAAACTCGGAATCAAATTAATTGATGGGATGGGCGACAAGATTCAATCATCCTCTCTCCTTCTGTCAAAATTAAAAAATTGATAATTTAATCAGATTTGTATAAAATAAATAAAAAAATGAGCAGTAATTTTCCTTTGTACGATAGTTTGATTAAAGATATTAAAAAAGACGAATTGACAACCAAAGAAAAGGATGATTTCATGAAGCTGATAAAGAATTTAGATCAAGATGGATACGAACTGGTATACGCGTTAATTAGAATTTATCAAAATGAAAACAGTGAGGACAAAAGCACATTCAAAATACCATATGGAGGAGTCTTTGTCAAAAATGACATCAATTTTAATCTGAACGATTTACCGACTGAGCTATCACAGATCGTTTATAAATTTATTTTACTGCACGCGAAGTCCATGAAAGAGAAGGAGGATCTAACACCGGTTGAATAATAGAGAAAAAACCACAACTTATTTTTTTCTTAACCATTGGTTAAGAAAAAGGAAGTGCTTTTAGACAGAAGTCATTGATGCTAACTCTCTTCTGAAAGTGCTATTATCATCTTCTATTTTTAAAATGTGTTGCTGAGGCTCATTCATTATTCCATACTTCATCATGTCTATTCCGCCATCTTCATCTCTATACCAACTGTTTGCTATTTCCACACTCTTTCCTTTTATTCCGCCGCTTACGATATATGATATAAGTTTCTTTGCGTCGACATCTTTGTTTATTTCTCCTTGACTATTCAAAAATCTAAAAATGCCTCTGCTTGCATCAGTGCATTTGTATTTCAGATTTCCATCGGAGTCCTTTAAGATTGTGTCAACTAAAAACTGTGCTAATCCTCTCTGTCCATCAACAATGTGATTGGCGTTTAAATTATTGTCAATGGCATCTTTCAGTGTTTCGTAGTTGTCAAAATCCATACTTGTCATTATATTCAGATTATTATTGGTTGTGTTAGTAACAGAAGTTGTAGGACGATCGATTGCTTTGTTTGCAATCCTGTCAAGCTTATCTTGAAGATCTTTAATTTGTTCTCGGTAATGTTCTTCTTGCTTTTCAAGTTGTTCTTTGTAATTTTCAAGTTGTGTATTAATTTTGACTATAATTCTGTCCTTTTCAATAAGTAGATTATCTTTTTCAGTTAGACTATTATCTTTCTGAACATTAAGTTCTTTTAATTCAATGACTTCCTCTTCAATTCTGCATTTCAACTCTTTTAACTCTTTCAATTCAATATCTTTTAACTCTTCTTTATTTTTTTTTTCGGAGCAGCAAATTAAATGACTGTCTAGATTTCGTTTAGTTGACAATATTTTATTACAAAATTTGCATTTGAATTTATCTTTTCCTTTACATTTCCCAATGTGAACTTCCAAATTTCTCTTTGAAGATAATACTTTTTCACAACAGCTGCATTTGAATTCGTTTTTTTGAATTTCGGCGCAGCATTTGTCTTTATTTATTGAATTCATGTTTTATATGTATTTTACATAACTCTTTAAATGTTTGTTGATGCATTTGTTGAAAACCCATCAAAATTTTGATGCGTTTGTCGCAAATGTATCAACATTTTGATATTTTTTCAACAAAAATCCTTTATAAAAAAAGTCATTCAAAAATCAATATTTTTGCAACCTGTAAATTGTGGTTGAAAAAATAAATCAAAAAAAAGTCATTACAAAAAAATATTTTTTACACACACACATTTTTTGTGTGTGTGGATGGATTTTTTTTTGAAAATATATTTATATTTTAAACATTTATTTATTTCAAATATGACAACAAAATGCAGATGATTATAACGAATCAATTTTAATTTGAAAGCTGTAATTGTTCTTGAATTTGTTTTCAAATTTCAAATTTCAAAACAAAGAACAAAACGGAACAAAACGGAACAAAATGAAACAAATTACAAAAAAATATTTTTTACACACACACATTTTTGTGTGTGTGGATGGATTTTTTTTGAAAATATATTTAAACATTTATTTATTTCAAATTAAAAATGACGCTTACGAAATTAATTTTTAATAAGACTATTGTATTCAATACACCTGTTGAATGTGAAAATGTTCCTATGGTAAGAACTGGCGGTGTTGATTACAACGAAAGTGAACCATTATATTCCCTTATAAATTGCTCTCTCCATGCCAATATAAAAAAATATGGTTCCATGAAGGATGATGAGCGAAAAATGAAGATCCAGAAAATAAAGGAAGAAGTCTATGAACAAATAAAGAATGGTGATGTTAACAAAAACAATATAACATCTTTTTTAAACAGCGTAAAAGACAACATAATTAATTTCAATTTATATCTTAACTCTACTCATTATACAACAGAATACTCATCTGAAACTAACAAAACTTTGAGTGAATTACTCCTCGGAAACGGAAACATTGACCAAATAAATCTTTTCAAGCTATTATACGAAATAATAACCGTTGATAGCTTCAAGAAGATACTACGAAATACTGAACAAAAATGGGGGCGAGATTTCTGTATAGTTTCATACAAGAAAATAGTGTTCAAGGAAATATTGAGATTTTTGAGCTATCAGGATTATTTTGATGATTTGGACAAGACGAAAGCAGACTTTCTGACGAAAAAGTTAGTATTGATGGTAAATACGATAGTTGATCTTTCATTTTCAAATATTACAAAGAAGTCAAATTTCATCACTTCTGATATTGACGCAACCAAAATAAATATACTTTCTAAATACTTTGATTGCAATATAATATTTATTGATTCAGAAGACAGAATACCATACATCATTGACAAACAGGACATTTCTGATCAGAAAAAATACATACTGGTTTTCGCTTTTGAACAGAAACATTTTGAAATCGTCGGAAAGCTTTTACCAGATGATAGAATTCAAAGAAATTTCATGCCTTACGAAGATATTTTGAAGAAGGTTAATTTCTATCTGAAGAAGAAGCAATCCGACGATGTGAAGAAGGATAATGGATCTGAAGAGCGAGCTAACCAAGTACCCGTTTCGCAAGAGAGTGCTAACCAAGTACCCGTTTCGCAAGAGAGTGCAAACCAAGTACCCGTTTCGGAAGAGAGTGCTAACCAAGTACCTGTTCCGAATGAATGTGCAAACCAAGTACCTATTCCGGATGAATGTGCAAACCAGGAACCCGTTTCGGAAGAGAGTGCTAACCAGGAACCCGTTTCGGAAGAAAGTGCTAACCAAGTACCCGTTTCGGAAGAGAGTGCTAACCAGGTACCCATTCCGGAAGAGAGTGCTAACCAAGCACCTATTCCGGATGAGAGTGCAAACCAAGTACCCGTTGTTGATCACGTGAACGAAAATTTAAGCTGCAATAATAGCGACGACGAGCTAATGAGTGTTTTGGGAGACGAGTAAAGATTTTTTATTATATTTTTTTATTATATTTTTTTTTCATATATAATAAAAATGAGTCGGTCAGATTATAAAAATTTACGAAACGGATATTTAGATAACACTAGAATGAATTTAATTAGAAGAGAGCAATTTCGTGAAAAATTCGAACCATCATCTGAGATTAGTGGACTAATTGATAATTTGCTCGTCAAGGGAGACGATGGTAAATATCTTCCTTCATATCCAGGTGGTTTCACTTTGGATATTTTTATTTACAATAAAAATAGTTCAGGTGTTTATACTCTTGAAAAAGAAAGTTATTATTTTGATGTTGTTGGTTATGATGCAAACAATAAAGTTTACACTATCAAAGTAAAAAATAATAGAATAACAAGAGCGATAAAGAGAAATGATACCGACTATATGTATTACATTCCTTCATTTGATGGTAACATTTCCTCTTCTAAAGTGCTTGATGATGTAACTAAAGAATACACAATATCTTATAAGTATGTTCGTTTAGCGGAAAAATGGTCCAAAACTATACCAAGATTTTTATATCATTTTATAAAAAGTGATAATGAAATGATTCATATAGATCCATTCTCACCATATTTTTTAAGATTTAAACCAACAGATATGAATGAATGCATGCATAAAATTTATGTATCAGAAGAACCTCTGATCGTTAATAATAATTTTGACACAAACAACAGACCCACAATATTTAAAGATTACACAGCCTATATGGAGGGGTATCAGGGCAGAACTTTTCTTCAGGACAGTACAAGTTCTGGTTTCTATTACACCATTCCCGTAGAAAGTAGAAATAAAGATTGTGTAGCAAGTTCTTATGGCGATTTTGTATATAATCCTACTACAAATTTGTATGAATCAAGTGCATCTAAATTTACTCAGATAAAAGCATGTGGTGGAAAAGAATGTGAAATCAGAACTCGTCCAATTCAAGATTCTGATTGTTGTGTTTATGACAAAGAAGAAATTTACGATAAAGATCAAGGTATGATGGTTAAAAAAAATAGACTTAATAACCTTCCACATTGTTCTACTTTTCAATGTGACTCATCAAAGAATATATCACGAAGTGTCACAGATGGTGAATGTTGTAGTTTGGATCGAAATGAGATTTATGATAATGGTAAGATGGTTACTACTAATTCAAAGAAAACACCTGTTCTAGAAAAATGCGCTAATTACACATGCGTTAATCGTTCACGTTCTGTTGATCTAAATAAAGATTGCCATGTTGTCGCCAGTACAGTTAAAGCTCCTTGTAGTCTACCAAAACCAGGAAAGCCACAACCGAAAACAGAATTAACTACTTCTTATAGAATCAACACCTCAATACCCCAATGCTCCAACGTCGCAAATAAAGCACCTACTAAATCGATTGTTAGCTGCCCATAAAGTTTTTTTAATATAACGACGCTTCTTTTTTATTATATCTAATATGATAAAAAAATTATTTCCAACCAGTGAGAATCGAACTCACGACACCTGGATATCCAAAACAATTACAGTCCAGTGCTCTACCAACTGAGCTATGGCTGGATTATATAATAATGACATGTCTTTAAATCTCTTTTTTATCCATATGTATTTTCACATCTCGCATTAAGATAAAGTATTTTATCACCTCCATGAACATGTCTATTATTGAATAAATAATCATTGTAGACTTCGTAAATAGATTGTAACGATATATTTATAGAATTGTCATCGGTAAATATAAAAATCGCCTTGTTTGAAGGTATTTTCACTTCTTTTCTTATTTTAGAAATGAATTCATAACCAGTTGCCAGTGGATCAAATAAATATTTTTTTCGCTCAATTCCATTGAACGAACAATCAAATTCAATAATGATTGGTATTTTATTAGGGTACCTTTCATTAAGATTTTCATATATGCTTATCCGCTCACTCAAAGTATATTCAGATTTAAATTTCATTTTATAATACTATATTATAAATAAAAAAAATAATCTATGAAAAAATTTTGTATTAAATAAAAATATATGAATACTGACATTGAGAATTTATTAAATAAATGGTATGAAGCCAAACAAGAAATATCAATGCTTGAGAAAAAAATAGAGAAGTACAAAGAAGTCGCCGAGAGTATCATGAATAAAACAAACTCGGATGTTCTGTCATCATCAAAATACAATGTTTCAAAAAAAGAAATGAACAAAACAACTATCGGAAAGAAAGACTTACCTGAAGACATATGGAATAGATACTCCAAGGAAACATTCTACAATGCTTTTTATATTTCAAAAAATACCGAGAAGAAAGTTAGGAAGAAGTCTCGGAGTTCGTGATACTTATATTGCAATTAGTTACATTAAATTATTTCTAAAAATAATTTAAGTTTTTTCATCATAAATAAATGAAGTCTGTTTCAATATTTGGTGCTGGAATTTCTGGGCTAACTGTAGCTCACGAGTTATCAGAAAAAGGTTTTGATGTTTATATCTACGAAAAAGATGATGACATTGGAGGTATGGGAAAAAGCAAAATAAACTCTTTGAATATACCGACAGAGCATAGCTGGAGAGGATACAACCCATCTTTTTATATCAACTGTGTTGAAATAATGAAAAGGATACCTACCGATTTCAAATGTAATACAAACGAATACTTTGAAAATGAGGATGAAAAGGTATATGATATATCGGAGGTTCAAAAGCACAAATCTGAGAACGATTTATGGACTTATTACGAGGGAAATGTCTACGATATTACTGAATTTGTTAGGAGACACCCAGGAGGTAGATCAATTCTGAAGGCTGGGGGTAAGAATCTGAAAACAGTTTGGGAAGATAATAGAGTATCCTGGCATAATAAATATGACCGAGTTCAAAATATTCTCAAGAAATATAAAATCGGAAGACTGAAAGAAGGCTTCTCGCATAACAAAAGAAAGTACTCTGTATACGATAACTTGAAGACAGAAAAACTAAAGTTTTCGTTTCTGAAAAAAGATAGACAGATGTCTCTAGGTTCGGTGGATTATATAAAATTGGCTTTATTAGTAGCACAAAATATTTGCAGTGATAAAAGAAAAACCGAATGGAAAAATATTCTTGCAAGAGACTATATAAAAGATAACTTTGGAGAAGATGTATACGAATATATATTATATGGATTTACTGGACCTGGGATAGGAGCAGATCTGAATTCTATTAGTCTATACCAATTCTGTTATTTCACCAGCTTTTATACAGACAATTGGAGAGCTATGAATAAACCTACATCACAAGCATGGTTTGATCATTGGAAAAAATATCTCGTTTCCAAGAATGTAAAGTTCATCCGATCTTCCTTGAAAAAAATCAATGTAAAAGACAAACGGATTATAAACTGTGAAATGTCAGATGGGGCGATAGTCTCTAGTGATGAGTTCTGTTTTGCTTTGAATCCTAATAATGCTATAGAAATATTTGAAAACTCAAATATGAAAGATTACGAAACGATTTTCACAAATCTAAGGACCGTTAATAATCAAATATCATTTTGTATTGTATTCAATAAAAAGATTTATTTCCCCAAGGATATAAATTCTATAGTTTTGATTGATTCTCTGTTTAACATAACGATGTACCCTCAAGATAGAATATGGTGTAAAGACTATTTTTCTAGTACTCGTTCTTTATGGAGTGGAACTTGCTGTCAGTCACAAAATGGCATTCAATTGACCATTGAGGAGTTTAAAAAGGAAATAATCAAACAGATATTTGAATGCACAGAATTTTTGAATATACTACAAAGAAATAATAATAATTATCGCATACAGACCTATGATATAGAATTCATAGATATATACGACGAGTGGGTTTACAAGGATGGAAGAATTGAAACAAAGAATAAGAAATGGGTCAATACACTTTATAATGATGAGTTCAAACCTACAAATTCAACTGTTTATGATAATTTTTACATAACCGGAGGTCATACTAAAACATCATTTGAAATCTGGAGTATGGAATCATCTGTGGAAAGCGGAAAGATTTCAGCCAATCTGATTTTATCTAAATACAAGAAACAAAAAGCTTTCATTCACACACATTCTAATAATGCTTTTATAAGATTTCTAGGACTAGCTGACAATGTGTTGTATGCAGTTGCATTACCTAATATTGTTGTAGTACTAATATTATTATTGGTTGTATCATTTGTCGTTGTAATAATTATTGCACTTAGGAGACGAAAAAAGTCTCATCTTAGATTTTCGTAATTCTAAATACCTATTCTATTTTTGTAATCATACTTCTTGAATAAACTTATATCTGCATACCTCAAAGCATTCTGAGAAGTTGCTTCTAAATCTAACAAAGGAGCTGATCCATTTTGATAAGCTTCTAACCACCTTAGAACACATAAACACCATCTATCACCTGGTTTCAAACCATTAAATCCATTTACAGGTGTGATTAAATCATTACCTTTGCTGAGAGTGAATTTCAAAAACTTATCGTCGACGATGGCGCAAACAATGTGAGTTCCTATATCTTCATTTGATAAACTACAAAATCCGGTTCTATTATATCCAGTTAAAGGATCTTGACCGCATAGTTTCAATGGTTCGCCAAATATGTTAGTATTCATTTATTCTAACGAAGACAGAAAAAATATCTACAATTATTTTGAAACATCTATTTATTTTAATCGTCATATATTTAAAAAATTATATATGACGACCTGAAAGGTCTGATTGGACTCCATTTCGCAAAAATGAAATGGAGTCCGTTTATTTTTTTAGACCTTTCAATCTGAAACATCCACAAGGCCATCCATTTCATTTTTGCAAACTGATGAAGATTTTGAAAATAGATGTTTCAAATATCTAAACGACATGCAAAAAGAAGGCATTTAGATTTTTTTATACTTTATTTTTAAGTATAAAAATAAATAATCGTTTTTTGTTTACTTTTTCTTCTGATCTTCGTGCTTCATATTTAACTTATTTACAATGCTTGTTATATTACATATCTCATTGTTTTTTCCAACTTTAATCAGACATTTGGGGTCTAAATAGTCCTCTCCATATGAAAGTTGATATATACTCCCAATCGCATCTCTGACTGTCCCATCATATTGTATCTTAATGTCTTCTGTAAGCTTAATAATTCTTCGTTGAATGTAACCTGAAGTAGAGGTTGACATCGCCGTCGCGAAATCCTTTATTTTTCAATAAAGGGCGGACTATATCTTAAGCAAGTTTGTAATTGGCTAGATTACTACTTACCGACTCCCGTTAGAAACTTTATATTATCATCTATTTTGTCAATTATGTAAGAATACATTTTCAAATCTGAAAATATCAACAGTTCCTCGCATTTCAAACTTAAACTAATATAATAGTCTATTTCATTGATATTTTTATAGCAGATTCTTAATAACTTGATATTATTTCTTAAACAGAACAAAGTTTTCTCAACATCTTTATTTTGAGTTTTTTCTAATGAATCTTTATTTGGAGTATATATGCCATTAATCTGAAAATGCTGAATTCCATCAAATTCAATTAACATACAAAACTCATGTAAATAAAAATCAAATCTTCTATTTTTCAATGCATCAAAAACATGTTCTTGTTTATAATTTATATTGAGTGATGTCAATGAATTGCCAATTTTCTTTTCGCCATATGACTGATTGCATTTTGGACACCAAGTTTCTGTTTTAACCCGGTCCAATCTAGCTTCCCAAATATGATTACATTTTCCGCATTTCCAGGTTAAATTTGTTTTATTATTTTTATAGACAGTTGATAGACACAAACCACCTCTTTCTTCTGCTATTTTTCTTGCCACATAAATGTTATTATTTAATTTTCCCGAACAACATGGACACCAATTTTCCAAATATTTAACATTCTTGAAAGAATTTTGAAAAATGTGCTCACATTTCCCACATTTCCATTTTAGCGGTGATTTATTGTGGATATATACGTCAGATAAGCATATTCCCTTACCCTCTTTAACAATAAAATCTTTCACTTCTTCTATTGTATATTTTATTCTTCTTGATGTCATTTACAATTCTCAATTCAATTTTTATTTTATTTTCAATTTTTACTTAATATATTGTTTCTTTCAGTCTCTGAGCGAAGACCATATCCTTGCCATAACGGACTTAGGTCTTTTACGCGCGGATTACCCAATCCTTAATGTTTTTACGATGCCTTAGGTCATTATCCCAGGTATTAAATATAATTTCTTATAATTAAGTCGTAATTAAGGCTCTAAGGGACTTCCCGACATTATAAGGAGTCTTGCCACATAAATATTACATGACTAGGTAGTTATATGTTATAGAAACTTTTGTCTTACATCGTTTATCCATATAGGTATGACAAAAAACCTATATGGCGACTACCTGTTAGTGACACATTTTATCACTGCAACCTTCTCGTCCTGACATACTATGCATGTAGAACTGCTTTGGATTCAGGCCTTTGATGAAGGAGGAATCAATAAATCCCCTGGATTCGTACTCGTCTTTCAAATCTAATTTATCAAAGGGATAATGAGGGAGTGTTCTCTTTCCATTATTCAATGTCGGCTTGACTCTTTGCCCGAGAACATTTTGCTGTCCAAGTAACCCCGTGATCTGCGCTATATTGAAGAAGTCTCCCTTTGACCCACTTACCACGGTGCTGATGAAATTGTTCGTGGGCTCCAGGGCATCTTTGGCGATTTTTAGGCCGATGTCCTTTGCCTTGCTCAAAGTCCCCAGGATACGAATCTCACGGATGTTTGGATTGGAAGTCGTTGTCTTTATCCCCTCCGCCTCAATATAACACTTCTCAATCACATCATTGATCTCCTGCTCTTTATCCTTTCTAACCATACAGTCACCCAAACCGACACTGAATCCTGATACCAACAACCAATTATTTGTAACGAATTGTATGCCATCAATGAATTCCGAGGCGACATCCGCGCCATATTCTTTGTATATGACATGAATCAAAGAATTTGACACGGCTCCCAAAGTGCTTTTGTCTAACGCACCTTCATACAAAACTCCCTTGTAAATTTTAACAACAGGTTCGTTTGGATCTGTATTATTTTTCCTCTCATATATCAGATCTTCAGGTAAAACCAAAGAAATTAATCCTTTGCCATGAAAACACTGAACTTTCTTACCTTTATCTTTATACACACGTCGTATTTGCTGCATCTTTCTTTTTATCTTCTCTAATCCTACATCTATCTTCAATGATATATTGTAGAAATCCTTTTTTGTCACAGGCACCAAACCAAGTGTCATTCTGTATGCTCCAAGTAAGGAATCCTGAACTATACAAACATTTGGTTTTGAACTTTGCGCTGATATCATTTTGCACTTTGATGCAGAAAGCATCCGTAATTCTGCTTGAGCCTCTAAACTCTGAGGGATGTGTAAATTCATTTCGTCGCCGTCGAAGTCTGCGTTAAAACTTTTGTTTATACTGAGATTGAACCTCAGTGTTTTTCCTGGTCTTATTACTATTTCTTGAGCAAGCATCGAGCCTTCGTGTAAAGTTGGTTGTCGATTAAGCAAAACGATGTCCCCGTCTTGCAGCTTGCGCTCACATATATCACCAATATTAAGTGAATAGCTCCTTTTCTCTGGGTACTTAAGATCCAAAACCCATTCTCCGTTTCTTTTTAATTTATCACCCTTTTGTAACATATCCTTTCCATTTGTTATCATGCGCTCAGTTTCTTTCCCGGTTACTGGATCTTTTCTTACAATTATATCACCGTGAAGAAGACGCGTGCCTTTGAAAAACAAAGCATTCTCCATATTTATACGCGTTTGCCCATTATCTTTCAAAACATAATTTACCTTACCACTATTTACAAGCTCCATACAATAATTATAATTGAAGTTATTAACTTGCACTGGAACTGTTAAAATTTCCGCCATCTGCGGAGGAACTGCTAATTGACCCATTCTCAAGGTTGGATCGGGTCCGATAACAGTTCGCCCTGTCATCTCACACCGCTTCTGTATGATACGTATTTAACCATATTTCCACATTAAACTTTGAAATATTTTGCTAGAAACTTAGGTTAAATAAATTTGGACTATACCTTAAGCTATCATTGAGTTTATCAGACTCTCAAACCCATTACCGTCTAGTCTCTGAACCTTCACCTTAGACTTATAATACGCCCTTAGGTGCTTGGCTGCTGATTGTCTTAATCCTCTTTCGGGGAATAAATTTTAATAGTTTTCACATAAGCTTTTTCACATAATAACCCAAACAATCGCATCACACAAAACATAATTCACAAAAGCATATTCAATGCCTATTTTATCATTCATTTGACCTTTCCGAACCAATTCATCTAATATATGATCAATTCTGTCTATATAACTATTTATTTCATCAATGACGTTAGAATACATGCCTTTTGCGATCATATGTTTAAATTATTTATGCAAACAAACTATCCCTTGTCATTACACAAGGCGTACAATCCTACTATTTCTAATAGGAGACTGTATATTAAAATTCATAAGAGTTTCCAGCAATTTGGTAATGTTGCCTCTGATATACTAGAGACTAGGTGATTATATCTATTACTAGGAGGAAATTACAATGTTTATCTCAAATAAGGTGTTTTCCTCAACCTTACAAGCATTCACCTGTTATGAGCAAGCGTTTACCCATTAAATTTGTCCGGATCAAGCCTTCTTTTCCCGTTAACCGTTCCTTTATGCCTTTTATGGCTCTCCCGTTTGTGCTATGCTTAGCTTTGCCGGAATTATGAGTCACAGTGAAATCACCAAGAAGAAATCTATGGTTTCCATCAATGATAAACCCATTGTATTTACCTTTTCCGATAGGTCTGACAATTATTCTCACGCAGTCACTTATGCACTCAAACATTGTATAAAACGAATTTATCATTTGAAAATCTTTGATTTTGGTTTTTACTGGAATGTTTTTTATATTTCTACCAGAAATGTATGTTTCAAGGTGCATTTCGCCATCAACATCTTTTGTTCTCAACAAGGATTTAATCCCTAATGATTTAGCGATGAAGTCAATCTGTTTCATGATCTTTTCTTTGCCTTTGGTTATTATGTATATTTCAAATCCTGTAATTACACCAACCGAATCCGTTATGCCTGCCAATAATTGCATCCGAGTGTTTTCATCGTTGTATATGATATCGTCTGGTATAAATTTTTCTAGATGATCATCATTAAACAACTCTGTCCCTAATAAATAAGGATCCTCTGTCATAACACTTTTTGATTCCCATAAAATGGGTTTACTAATTCTAACACCACATAAAAAGCTCTTTACCTGCGCTGATAATTCCATATAGTCTGATATTTTAACGTCAAATATTTCTTTGTATGGTATAGAATCTCTTAATTGTTGCATTTCCTTCATTGCATCCTCCTTGCTCTTATCCTCCTTTACGACGTTGTAAATATACTCAACTTGAACAACATCACTGTTGAATGACTTTAGTAACCAGCAACCAAGAGGATGCTGCTCATTAGGTTTCAGCCAAACGATGTCTTTATGATCGGGGTATTTAAGTGTCAAATAGTGATTCTTGTTTACAGTATAAGATTCGCCGAATTCATTGATG